AAAGAACCCTTTCGGAAAATCCCGCCCCGCTGACAAGCCCTATGCGATCTATCGCGCGGGCGATATGGTCTGGCACGTATGCAAGACGTACAAGCTGGTCCAGAACGAGGACACCTACGCTCGGTGGTTCTTATGGGCAAAATCCCCGATGACCTACGGATCTTTCGAGGGCGGCGATACATACGCGGCGGAGGTGAAGCGCTACGGCCAGCTGGTCGCGGCGGATCCGGAATGGCAGGCGGCGTATGACACGCGCCCCGTGCCCACGGTCGCGGACTACCTGGCCACGGCATGACGTACCGGTGACCAGCCCCGCAAGGGGCTGGCATCCCGTGCACCATGCGCGATAGCAAAGAGAGGAAAGAACAATGGCAGACTACGTGCAATTCACGGGGCGCAAGACCTTAGAGTCGATCACGCGCCTAAAGAACTCGAAAGAGGGGAACCCACGGTTTCGGATCAGCTTTACCGACGGGACCGTCGGCACGACGCCGCGCAATGCAGGTTGGGCTTACGGGATACACGCGGGCATGTGGCAGGTGACAGTGAAATATCATTTCACGCCCAGGGGCCGGTGCGTGATCGATGATATCTTAGAGGGCGAATACACGCCCGCACCGTGACCCACGGGCCATGAACCGCTGCGCTATATACGGGCTTCGCGGTTCATGGCCCTGCCGCGAGGCCGAGCGCATATAATAGAAAGAGGCAGGGCCGCAGGGCCGCAGGGCCGCAGGGCCGCAGGGCATAGCATATAATAGAAAGAGGCAGGGCCGCAGGGCCGCAGGGCATAGCATATAATAGAAAGAGGCAGGGCCGCAGGGCCGCAGGGCCGCAGGGCATAGCATATAAAAGAGAGACGGCGGGCCGCAGGGCCGCAGGGCTCAAGGAAAAAAGATCTTGTGCGCCGCTTGTTGGTGGCGTATTATCGCAGCATGGCGCTTGTGCCATTTTAACCAAGGAACCAGAATCATGAAAAGCGGAATCATTTACAAGGGGCCAAGCCGGATCGACGGCGCGCCCATTGTGGTTGTCGCCACCTATTCAAACCGCAACAGCAAAACCGGCGCGGTCGTGCAAACATATATCCTGCGCGCGGATATCAACCCGCTTGAAGCAAGCAAGACCGGCGCGGATGTCAGCATCTGCGGCACGTGCCCGCTGCGCGGCACGCCGACCAGGGATCCGGCGCGCAAGATCGCGACCGGCCGTCGCTGCTACGTGAACCTAGGGCAGGGCGTGCTGATCGTTTACAAGGCGATCGGGCGCGGCGTGTATCCGGAGGCGCAGGATCCAGCATCACGGGCCGCGATCGGCCGGGGCCGGGTCGTGCGCTGTGGCACCTATGGCGACCCTGCCGCCGTGCCGGACCACGTCTGGACAGAGCTGCTAGCAGAGGCCGTCACGTGGACCGCATACACGCACCAAAAGCCGTGGCGCCCTGACATCGCGATGCAAAGCGCGGACACGCACGCCGAAGCGCTGGACCATTGGGCCGCGGGCCGTCGCACGTTCCGCGTGATCACAGGGATATCGGACCTGGACAAGGCGAACGAGACACTATGTCCAGCATCAAAAGAGGCCGGACGCCGGACCACGTGCGCCGCGTGCAAGCTATGCCGGGGATCCGTCGCCGCAAAATCAATCGCGATTGTCGAGCACTAGGCAAGCGGGCCGTGGTCCACGGATCACGGCCCTTGGACCACGAGTGTTGCATAAATATCACAGGAGCAGGGCCGCAGAGCACAAGACGCAGGGCCGCAGAGCACAAGACGCAGGGCCGCAGAGCACAAGACGCAGGGCCGCAGAGCAGGAGACGCCATGACAAAAGAGCTACCAACCATCGAAGAGCTGCACCGGCTGCTGATCTATAACCCAGAAACAGGGGCCCTGACATGGCGAACCCGTCCAAACGACCGCAGAAGCTTTAACCAGCGACTCGCAGGGCAACCAGCTCTGGCATGCGTCAACTTCGAAGGCTACCTGCACGGCGTCATCCACGGAAACGGGTTCCGCGCGCACCGCGTAGCGTGGGCCATGCACCACGGACAGTGGCCCACCGCAGAGATAGACCACATCAACGGTAATCGAGCCGACAATCGGATGTCGAACCTCCGCGAAGCAACATCCGCAGAAAACAGTCGCAACATGCGCATGATGGCCCGAAACAAAAGCGGGGTCACAGGCGTGTTCTGGCACAAAAGCAGAAGGCGATGGATAGCAGTGATCAAAGGGGCCGACAGCAAACCAATACACATCGGCAACTTCGTCATCTTCCAAGACGCCGTCGACGCCCGCAAGCAGGCAGAGCGCGAACACGGGTACCACGAGAACCACGGAGCAAGGCCGCAGGGCTTTGCAAAAATGCATGACGACAAAGGCGCAGGGCCGCAGGGCTAGTCGGCTACCAAATCTCGGTAGTGTGACCAAACTGCAACACTTATGCCCTCCCACATCGACCCAAAGTCCCCAAATCGTGGTCCTTGGACCTCGGATAAGGGGTTTTGGGCCAATTGTGTTGCATAATTGCCACGAATCAGGGCGCTCGAACCTCGGGTCTGGGTGCTTACCAAGAAGAACGACAGGCCCCGTTTTGCAAAAAACGATGTATGCCACGCGATTTGGTGCGGACGCACGTTTACGCGTGCAGAGCTCTTCACCTTCAGCTCAAGCCAAAAGGGCAGTCCGTCGACGATTCCATGCACGTCCGGAACCCCACCGCCGCTGCGGTTTTCAATCCTCGTCAGCAGGACGTTTGGGGGCTTGCTTGCTCGCACTGAGTTCCAGAATCTCGCTTCGGGTCCTTGACTCATTCGGGCTCACATCCTTCATCTTGGTGCCTTCAATCTGGAAAGCTTGGGGGTACTTGCTTTGCAGCTCAGCAAGCTTGGCGGTGATCTCATCACGCGACAGCTGGTCCAGAGTGTTGATCGTCTCGCGCCGGTCGATGGTCAGGCCGCCCATGGCAGAGCGAAGCTTTTCTGCGGTGATCGCCGCCGAATATTGCTTCGAGCTCTCTGCACCCTGCGACAGCTGCGCCAGTCGAGCAAGCTGGCCGTCTAGGGTCACACCAAACCGGCGCTGCCGCTCCTCCCGCAGCTCCTGTATCCGCTCCACGACCTGCGGGAAGTCGACGCCATTCAGAAGCTTGCCGGAGTACTGGCCTGCGGTGTCGTGGGCGAACCCAGCCTTACGGGCGCATTCGGTGCTGGTATAGATCCCCTCGACGTAGAGCTCGGCGAACGTGTTCTGCCGGTTGGTCAGCTTTCCCTTGCGGGGATCCGGCTTGCCGTCCACTCGGAGGTACACCCCGTCGGGGTACTCTTCCGTCTCTGCAAAGGTCTCTGGTGTCTTGTCCCAGAAGTCAGGCTTGTTCTTGTTGTACGGCATCTTCAACCCCAAATAATTCAATACCTGTATCAAAGGCCCAGCTGTGAGCTTCCAGTAACTTCTTCAAAGTGAATGAGCTGTGGTCACGCTCATTCCACAGGTATATCTTACGAATAAGACCCACACTTATACCGTAGACCTTGCAGGACTCTGTGGCCTGTGGCCACCCTATGTTATTCACCACCTTTTGAACACACCGTTGAATATGGTGGACCAGAGTGTCGTGATCGGGAACGTGTATCGTCATGTCTTAATCCTCTGCTTTCACCTTTTAGGACTACCATATATAATTATTTATGTAAACAAGCCCATCTCTTCAAGCGAGTTTCCCTATAGGGCTTTTCCCAGATCGTTTCCCTGAAAACAAAAAGGCCATACTGGAAAAAACGCGCTGCATGTAAACTCAGTTCCAATTCTCCTGACACTCCTGACACTCTCCTGACAGCTGTTTTCCCTGTCTGTCAGGAGGTTTTACCCATGTAAAACAAGTACTTGATACCTCTCCTGACACTCCTGACACCATTTCGAGCAAAACTCCGAGTGTGAAACGCAAAACGATCTGGCCCGAGACGCCTGTCAGGAGTGTCAGGAGACCCCCCCTATAGGGAAACTCACCAAACACCCACTCAACCCCTTGAAAACAAATAACAAAGGCCCGAGGTCCGAGTACCAATCCCCCAAATCCCACCCCCGCTAACCCATTGAAAACAAACGACCCGTTCCTGACACCTCTCTGTCAGGAGGCTGTCAGGAAACCCTGATTTCTGTCAGGAGACCGCCGTTTTGCTGTCAGGAGCCAAGATCCGAGGACCACGCACCAATAACTGCTGACCCCTCTTGACTACCCGCGACACTTGTTTATATTCCACAAGTAGAGATTATTTAACCAAGGAGAGAGAACCGTGGACTTTTATACAAAATACTACAGCCAGCTGATCGACTACGTCGTAACGGGTGTCGAGTCCGAGACGGACGAGTTCGAGGGCACTGTCTTCCCTGTACTTCTGATGATGCACCCTGACGGGACCAAG